GGCGTCAAGCGCTGCGCGGTTCGTCTCCTCGACCTTGCCCGCCTTGCCAGCGCCGTCGCCACCCTTGCCCGCCTTCGACCCGGGCAAGGCCATGTCGGGGTTGTTCTTCAGGCTGGCCGACCAATCAACATCATGGAAGTATGCACGGGCCAGACCCTCGGCATACTCGGTCACAGTCTTGCGCTCCAGCAGGCCGACGGCCACGGCATCGACGAACGGCTGGCACCCACGGATCTGCGCCTTCAGCGCCTTCAGGGCGGGCTCGGTCTTGGGCAAGCCAGACTTGCGCACAGCCACCAGAATCTCGGAGTTCATGACGCGGCTCAGGTCCGCATAGAACTTGGAGCTGGCGCCATCGAAGGTCTTGGTGGCCTTCAGGATGGATTGGGCGCTTTTGTTGATGGAAGGCGTGAGCCCATCCACGATGGCCTTGAAGTCATGGGCTTGGGGTTGTTGCTTGGACATGATGAGAACCTTTCTTGATCTGCAACACACCGTGTGCTGCATTGGTTCCCATTGTGCCCCTAAAACTGGACACTGTCAAATCTAACGATTAGACGGCAGCCGACCCCACCCGGGGGCATCCCCCCATATGTGTGTAGGAGTCCCGCCCGCTACTACACTGAGCGCAACCCTCGCACCCGCAAAAAATCCTATACCCTTTACACTGTCCAGCCCAGCCGACCCCACCCCCTCCTTCCAAAAACGCCCCGCCAAAAATTTCTACTATAAAAAATTACACTACACTAGACATTGTAAACTGTACGCATCTCCAGTAGCGTGATACACTCCGCCCATCGCACCGAGGCAGCGCATGTACACGCCCGACATTGACCACGACATCCCGTTGGCGGAGCACCCGCCCACCTACGCAGACCTGCGGGACCGGGTTGATGCGGCCATGAACGCTTTGGCGGCGCTGACCGATGAGGTGCCGGTCTCCGATGCCGACATTGCCATGGCCCAGGCGGCCATCACCGGTGCGACCAAGAACACTGAGGCGGTCGTGACGCGCCCTGGCGCGGTTGCGCACATCAAGGCGATCCTCAGCGAGTACGACATGGCCATCGTCGAGTCTGCCAAGCAGATCCGCACGTTCGTGACCAACAAGCTGCTGATCGAAACGACCCATCCGGACGCCAAAATTCGCCTGCGTGCCTACGAGATGTTGGGCAAAATCAGTGACGTGGGCCTGTTCACCGAAAAAACAGAGATCACGATGCGGCACCGGCCCACCGAGGAGCTCGAGCAGATGCTCCGCGACCGGCTGGCGCGTGTGCAGCAGGCCAATCGGTACGTGCAGAGCCCGCTGAACGACCCGGCGCAGCCGCTTGTCATCGACGTCGAGGAGTTGACCCCCTCGAAACGGGGCTGAAACCGTGCACGCCGACCTCGAAGACCTCATTTTGAGCCTTCCGCACGACGAAAAAGCGGAATTGCTGGCTCTTTTGCAGGAACTGGACGATCGAAAGCTCGTCGAGGAGGCCCGTGCCGACTTTTTGTCGTTCATCCAGCAGATGGACGCCGCGTACAAGTTCGGTGCGCACCTCAAGAGGCTCGGCGCGCTGCTCATGGACGTCGAAAACGACGTGAAAGACCGCATTGCGGTGTCCATGGCGCCGCGTTTCGGCAAGTCGCAGATGATCTCGATCTACTACCCGGCTTGGTATCTCGGCCGGCACCCGGATCACAAGGTCATCGTGGCATCGCACACGGCCGACTTGGCTGTGGACATGGCTCGCAAGGTGCGAAACCTCATGCAGACCGACGCGTACCGTCGGATTTTCCCCTCTGTGAGCATTGCCGCCGACGCCAAGGCCGCGGGCAAGTGGAACACGAACATGGGGGGCGAATACTACGCCACCGGTGTGGGCGGCGCGCTGGCCGGCCGCGGCGGCCACCTAATCATCGTGGACGACCCGCTGTCGGAACAGGACATCAAGGCCGGCAACACCGACTCCCTGGACCAGACATATGAGTGGTTCCGTGCCGGCTTGCGCACGCGCTTGATGCCGGGCGGCAAGATCTGCATTCTGCACACGCGTTGGCACCAGCGCGACCTGATTGGCCGCCTGCTCAAGGACGCTGCGCTCAACCCCGAGTCGGACCAGTACGAGCCGTTCGAGTTCCCGGCCATCCTCAACGAAGGCACCGACGACGAGAAGTCGCTGTGGCCGGACCAGTGGTCGCTGGAGTCGCTGCTGCGCACGAAGGCGAGCATGCCGGCGTGGCAGTGGAACGCCCAGTACCAGCAGAACCCGACGGCCCAGGAAGCGGCGATCATCAAGCGCGACTGGATCCGCTGGTGGCCACACGACACCCCTCCGCAGGTCGACTTCATCGTGCAGTCGTTCGACACAGCCCTGACCACCAAGGAGCGCTCCGACTTCTCGGTGTGCCACACCTGGGGTGTGTGGAAGAACGAGGACAACATCGACAACGTCATCTTGCTCAACCGCGTCTCGGGCAAGTGGGAGTTCCCCGAGCTCAAGAAGATGGCGTTCGAGCAGTATCAGGAGTGGCAGCCGGACAGCGTGATCGTCGAAGCGAAGGCGTCGGGCCAGCCGCTGATCGACGAGATGCGTCGCACGGGACTGTTCGTGCAGGACTACACTCCGGGCAAGGGGCAGGACAAGCTGGCGCGCGTCGCCGCGGTCAGTGATATGTTCGCTTCGGGGCAGGTGTGGTTCCCAGAAACCCGCTGGGCCACTGAGGTCGTCGAGGAACTGCTGGCGTTCCCGGCCGGCGAGCACGACGACGACGTCGACGCGTGCACGCTCGCGCTGATTCGCATTCGCAAGGGTGGCCTGCTGCGGCTACACTCCGACGTGCCCGACGATGACATCGACCTCGGCGCTCCCACGCCACGGGCATACTATTGAGGATCGCTACGGCCATGACCATTGACAAAGCCCTGAACCCCGCCCCCATGGGTCTCGCTGCGCTGCCCGACGCGTCGGAGCCGGAGCTGCAGATCGAGATCGAGAACCCCGAGTCCGTGACCCTGGACGACGGCAGCATGGAGATCACGTTGGTGCCCGGCGCGCCGGCCGAGGTCGAGTTCGATGCGAACCTCGCCGAATGCATGGAGGAGACCGACCTCAACATCCTGGCCAGCGACCTGATGCAGGAGATCGACAACGATCGCAACAGCCGCGCTGACTGGGAGCAGACCTACATCAAGGGTCTGGAGCTGCTGGGCCTGAAGTACGAGCCGCGGACCACCCCATGGGCCGGCGCTTGCGGCGCCACGCACCCGATGCTGACGGAAGCCATCGTGCGGTTCCAGTCGGAGACCATCACCGAGACCTTCCCGGCCCAGGGCCCCGTGCGCACCAAGATCATCGGAGCGGAGACGCCCGACAAGCGCGCCGCAGCCGCCCGCGTGCAAGAAGACCTGAACCACCAGCTCACCGACGTGATGCACGAGTTCCGCCTGGAGCACGAGCGCATGCTCTGGAGCCTGCCGGCCACCGGCTCGGCGTTCAAGAAGGTGTACTTCGACTCGGCGCTGGACCGCCAGATCTCGGTGTTCGTCCCGGCCGAAGACATCCTGCTGCCCTACGGCACCAGCGACATCAACACCACGCACCGCGTCACGCACGTGATGCGCAAGACCGAGAACGAGCTGCGCAAGCTGCAGATCGCTGGGTTCTACCGCGACATCGACCTGGGCTCGCCGACGCGCACGCGCGACGACATCCAAGAGGCCAAGGACGAGCAGACGGGGTTCCGAGACCTCAACGACGAGCTGTTCGAGCTCTACGAAGTGCACGCGGACCTGGACCTGCCCGGCTTCGAGGATGACGCCGGCGCGCTGCCGTACGTGGTCACCATCCTGCGCAGCTCTGGTGAAGTCCTGTCGATCCGCCGCAACTGGGCCGAGGAAGACGCTCGCCGGGCCAAGCGCCAGCACTTCGTGCACTACCAATACGTACCTGGGTTCGGTGCCTACGGGTTCGGCCTGTTCCACCTCGTCGGTGGGTTCGCCACGTCGGCGACCAGCCTGATGCGCCAGCTGGTGGATGCCGGCACCCTGGCCAACTTGCCCGGCGGCCTCAAAGCCCGCGGCCTGCGCGTCAAGAATGACGACAGCCCGATCATGCCCGGCGAGTTCCGCGACGTGGACGTGGCCAGCGGTTCGATCCGCGACAACATCATGCCGCTGCCCTACAAGGAGCCCAGCGCGACCCTGTTCACCCTGCTGACCAACATCGTCGAGGAAGGCCGGCGCTTCGCCGCCACGGCTGACCTGAAGATCAGCGACATGAGCGCGCAGGCACCGGTGGGCACCACCCTGGCCATTCTGGAGCGCCAGCTCAAGATCATGTCCGCGGTCCAGGCCCGCGTGCACACCAGCCTCAAGCAAGAACTGCGCCTGATCGCTGGCATCATCCGCGACTACTCTGACGAGTCGTACACCTACGACCCAGAGCGCGCCGGCCGATCGGCTCGCCGCAGCGACTACGCGCACGTCGACATCCTGCCGGTGTCTGACGCCAACGCGGCCACCCTGAGCCAGCGCGTGGTGCAGTACCAAGCGGTGATGCAGATGGCCCAGCAGGCCCCGCAGATCTACGACCTGCCGCAGCTCCACCGCGGCATGCTGGAGGTCATGGGGATCAAGAACGCCGACAAGATCCTGCCCCTGCCGGAAGATCAGAAGCCGATGGACCCGGTCACGGAGAACATGCGCGTGCTCAAGCTCGAGCCCGTCAAGGCGTTCGTGCACCAAGACCACGAGTCGCACATCCGCGTGCACATGGCGGCGATCCAAGACCCCATGATGATGCAGCTGATCGGCCAGAACCCCAACGCTGCTCAGATTCAGTCGGCCGCCATGGCCCACATCGCTGAGCACGTGGCGTACGCCTACCGCCAGAAGATCGAGCAGCAGCTCGGCATGTCGCTGCCGCCCGAGACCGACACCCTGCCGCCGGAGGTGGAGACCGCTCTGTCCGGCATGATGGCCCAGGCCGCGCAGCAGGTACTGCAGCAGAACCAGCAGGCCGCGGCCCAGCAGGCGGCCCAGCAGGCTGCGCAGGATCCGGTGCTGCAGATGCAGCAGGCCGAGCTCAAGATCCGCGAGCGCGAGGTCAACGTCCGCGAGCAGAAGGTCGTGGTCGACGCCATCCTCAACGCCGAGAAGCTCAACCTCGACAAGGAAAAGCTCAAGGGCGCGCTGCAGCTGGACTCGTTCAACGCCGCGGCCAAGGTGTCCAAGGACCGGGACCAGCTCAAAGCCGACAACCTCGCGCGTGGCCTCGAGCTGGCCACCAAGATGAAGTCCGCCGCCCAGCCCAAGCCGGCTCCCGGTGACGGCGCCAAACGACCCCCGGCCAAGAAGGCCGCCAAGAAGGACAGCTGATGTCTGACTACGAACAGTTTGCCAAGGCCGTGCTCAAAGAGCTGGCCGCCCAGATCACCGCTCGGACCGACTCCGTGTCCGCCGGTGACTGCAAGACGTTTGACGAATACCAACGCCTGACCGGTGAGATTCGGGGCCTCACGGTCGCCCACGGCGAAATTCAAGCCCTGCTCGAGAAAGCTCGTGAACATGAGTGAACTGATTCTGCCTCCCGGCATGATGCTGCCGCCGACCATCCAACCCGTGGACAAGCCGGATCCCGAGGCCGACGCCCCGGCCAAGGCCCGGATGCTGCCGGAACCCACGGGCTGGCGCCTGCTCTGCGCCGTCCCCGAGGTCGCCAAGAACTTCGAGGGCAGCGAGATCATCAAGGCCGACGCGTTCATGAAGGCTGAAGAACACGGCACCACGGTGCTGTTCGTCATG